CTCTCGCATCACTGATCCGCCAGCAACCGGTCGTGACCACGGTCCGGGGGAAAGCGGGGGTAATGACGCTCCCGCCTCAGACGATCGCATTGCCCTGGTTGCGGCTGCCCTGATCGGTGTGACCTTCCCGCTCGTCGTGTCCACCCGCTACGGTTCGGTGTCCATCGCTGACATGCGGATCGTCGACGGTCCGGGGAACTCACCTTCATGGGTCGACGTGACCTGTCAGGGTGAGGTGGTCGGAGGTGACCAGCACTTCAGGATCTTCAACCCGCCCACTCTGGTTGAAGACCCCAACGGAGAGATCATCGGATCGGACGGTACCCGGTACCGGCAGGATCCGATCCTGGCCGTGGTTGAGTCGGTCGCCACCAACGGAGGGAAGATCAAGAAGTGACGGTCAACATCTCGTACTCGTCGTCGGCAGGTGGGTACCTGCTCAACTACCACGCGGACTACGACACCGCCCGCAACGGCGGAGGGACGTTCGAGGTCAACACCGGCGGCTCGGCCAGCGTATGGGGGCAGTCGCACACCGGACATCCGTTGTACTGGATATACGAGGCGTTCGAGGCGTTCGACTACACCGTTCCGAGCACTGACACGGTCATCTCCGCCCTGGTACGGGTGTGCCAGCAAACCACTAACCAGCCTGGTCTGAGTCGGTATCTCACATTCCAGTTGAGCGACTGGGGTCCGACGCTCACCTCGGCTGACTGGATCACTCCGTCCATGATGTCCAGCGGGCTGCCACTGCTGGCCAACGTCAGCGACGCACAAGCACAGGCACAAGGCACATACATGCCAGCTGGCTCTGACGCGTTGGTGAGCTACATGAACACCAACACCGCGGGTCCTGTTCGGATGTTCGGGCGGTCCGACCGTCAACATCTCGGGCCGGCACCGACCGACTTGGAAGAAGTGCTGTTCTACACGACCGAGGAGGCGGGCACCAGCAGGGACCCCGCGCTGGTGTGGGCCACCGTGCCCAAGAACACGCACCAGTACGTGGCTGGTGGGCAGCTTCGACTGTCGGATGGCAGTTGGGTGTACCTGGTCGGTGACGGAACCAACCCGTCGAACATTTGGCTTCGTCGACGGTCCGATATGACGACGTACGCCGACATCGGCAGCGTGCCCATCGGCACCAGCGCGACCGACTTCGCACTGGTGCCCGGCATGCAGACACTGGCCCTGGTCGCTGACGCGTCCGACAACCTGTACCTGATCGGCCCCAACGGGGCCAGTACCGGATCCCTGAGCGCCCGTGCGTACGTCAAGGGTGCTGGTACAACGTGGGCAGCACAGAGCATGCTGACTGCCTCTCTGCCGGCGTTCTACGACGCGGGGGTGAACAACGTCGCAGCCGGCTGGCACAACGCCGGATCGGGCGGCACCATCATGGCGGTCGCAGCACACAGCAATGGTCGGGTGACCGCCACCCCGGGCACCGACGTGGTGTACCAGTTGCTCAACTGCTCAGCACTGCTTGCAGGCACTGGGTCAGTGTCACGAGGTGGTGGGCCGGCATCACCAACCCTGTTCAGCCAAGAGAGCATCATCGGCACCTGGTCCAGCCAGACCAACGAAACCGGCAACGGTCTGGACGTGCAGGTTCCTCCCGGATCGGGTCTGGTCGGGTACCTGGTCACCTTCTCTGCCTGGTGCACGCTCGGGGCGAGTGCATCGGCGCAGTTCGCCCGGTACCAGTTGTCCGCTGATGGCGCATCGATCGTCTCATCGTCCAGTTGGGACACCGAGACGATGACACCGGTCAAGGACGCGTCGGCCAAATTGCGCATGCTGGCCATCAGTCCAACGGTGTTCGCCGTGGTGCTGGCCGACTCATACACCGGGTACGGTCTGAGCGCTCGACTGTACTCGAACAACGGTGGCTCGACGTTGAACCGTCTCGGGTACATCAGGTTGGATCAACTCGCACTGGCCAGCATGCCGACCGCGCTCGCTCTGGCGACGTCGCTGGCATGGGACGCAACGTATGACCCTATCGAGAACAAGATCTGGATCTACTACGTCGACAAGAACAACTCGCGTCGGATCATGCGTACGTCGATCAACTGCTCGACGTACCTTGCCGTCGGCGACGAAGTAGAGGTAATCACCAACGTTGGGTCTGCCGGCAGCGTTGTGCAGAGCCTGCGCACCGACCGGTGTGCCCGATCCGGCAACGCGTACACCCTCGTCACAACCAGCGTCACAACCAGCGGTGCACTGTCCAGCACGTACCAGGTCGACGCGTTCAATCAGTCCCCTACCGCTCCGACACTGGCTGCCAAGGCCAACTTCGACGCTACGGCAACAGCGACATTCGCATGGACCTTCAACGACCCGAACACGGGTGACACACAGTCGTCATACCAGGTCGACATCAACACCTCCGCTGGCGTTGATGTCTACGACACAGGCAAGTTGGGGACGATCACGTACGTTGGCACAACTGACACGGTGGTTGGCAACAACGCTTCATTGGTGCCGACCATGCCGGCCGGCTGGACATCGGGTGACCTGCTGGTGATCGTGGCCAGCATCCGCAACTCGGGCACCGGAACGGTCAACACACCGTCGGGCTGGACAGTGCTCGCCGCGACCGGCAACCTGTCGGTCTTCGGCCGGATCGCCAAGACCGGGGACACCTCCCCGACCGTGACGTTCGCCAACGGAGCAGCGAACGCCGACACCATGGCGAAAATGATCGCGTTTCGAGGCACGCACCAGAACATCGCGTCGATCGTGCACGCGCACGCGGAACAGCTCAACGGCTCGGCACTGACGATCGCCACCCCCGCGTTGACCGTGACGGCACCGAAGTGCCTGATCTTGTGGTGCGGGTGGAGGGCCGACGACTATCTGACATTCCCGTCTGCCCCATCGGGGTCGGTATTCGGTCAGGGTGCCGTTGCCACTGCTGGTGACGATGCGTCGCAGGCATGGGCGNACAAGGTGCAGACCACGGCAGCGAACGAGGNANCGGCAGCGTTCACCTTCACCAACACCTCGGCGATCAGTCGGGGGATCACACTCGCTCTGCTGCCCCAACCCAACCCTGAGACTGCCTCGTTCGCCATGCCGGCCAACACGCTGGCCAACGGCAACAGCTACCAGTGGAGGGTCCGTACGTGGGACAGCTTCGGTGCGACGGGATCCTGGTCGAACTTCTCGACATTCCAGACCTCGGCAGGTGGCAACGTCACCATCACGAGTCCAGCAGCGGACAACCCAGCGGGACTGATCACTGACAGCGTCGGCATCACCTGGTCGGTGTCGGGTACGACTCAGGCCAGCTACCGGATGGTGGTCACCCGCACCGACACGTCGGCGGTACTGGCCGATACCGGATGGGTGACCAGCACAGCGACTAGCTACACCGTGTCCAGCATGCTGTCCAATGTCGAGTACCAGGTTGCCGTCACCGTCCGCAACGCTGCGCTCGTGTCCAGTGGTACTGCGTTGCGCAAGGTCACACCGTCGTTCTCCACCCCCGAGGTGCCGACCTGCACGGTGACCGGTGTCGGTGACAGCGGGTACATCCGTATCGTGGTCAACAACCCGACACCGACCGGAAGCCGGCCGGAGGCCCTGGGTAACAGGATCGTGCGACGTCGTTCCGACGGTTCCGGCTCGGCGATCGTGGTGGCTGCATACACCGAGGTGGCTGCGGATGGCAGCTTCAACGACTTCACCGCGGCATCGGGTGAAGCGTACGAGTACCAGGTTCGGGCAGTCGCTGCTACCGGGTACACCGATGGTGTTTGGACTTCCGGATCGGTGACACTGATCGGTGTGTGGATCAGCAACCCATCCGACCATGCCGGCACCGCGGTCAACTTCATGTACGGCCGTTCGATGCGCTCGTCGAGTTCGAAGGTCGAGTCGACGCAACTGCAGTTCTCCGGACGGGCATACCCGGTGATCGAGTTCGCCGAGTTCTCCGACGACACCATCAGCGTCAAGTTCTTGGTGCCCAACGGGTCGACGAGGTTGGCCAGCCTGAAGTTGGCCGAAGCGTTCGCGACCGGACGGATCACAGTCATGCTGCGTGACGGCCGCGGTCGGGCCATGTGGTGCATGCTCAGTGGATATGCCGAGAACGACGTCGACGAGGGCACCAGCGTGAGCATGTCGGCGACCAGGGTCGACTACGCGGAGGTGGCAGCGTAGTGCAGACGATCGCGGTTCTCTCCGGCGAGCACAACCCGAACGGGCACACGGAAGACGAAATAATCTCGGAGCTTCGAGGGCATCGCGGCGGCCGGTATCTGACGTTCAGGTATGAGCGGCTGGACAGCGCCAACGTCAAGTTGGGCGACTTGACCAACGTGCTGACCGCCGAGGTGGACCAGAACTGGCTGGCCGACATCAAGCGCACGGCGAAATTCGAGGTCATCGACGATGGTGTGATCAACTACCTGTCCGACCGCATCAAACCGTGGGTGCGCCTGCACATCTACCCGTATGGCGACAACGATTGGGTACAGTGGCCGCAGGGTGTCTTCCTGCTGTCCTCCCCCAAGCGAGGCATCGCAGACAATGGTGTCGTTACCCGTAACGTCGAGGCGTATGACCAGCTTCAGACCTTGATCGATGACAGCGTGACCAGCCGGTACACCATCCCACTGACGACGGCGCTGACCGAAGGGTTCGAAGACGACACGTACGAGCTGACGATCGGTGGCAGTTGGTCGCGCTCGTCGATCAGAGCCAAGACCGGTACGTACTCGATGAAATCGGCCAGCATCGGAGACTACGGCACTACGGACATGACGATCGTGGTGCCAGCAGGGTCGACCACACTGACGTTCTCGTACTGGTGCTCGACAGAGTCCGGATATGACTTCTTCAAGGTGCTCGGTGACTCCACCGAACTGCTCTCGGTGTCCGGTGTTGGTGTCGCGTGGGTGGACGCCTCAGTGACCGTGACCGGCAAGTCTGTTGTCACGTTCAGGTTCACCAAGGACGTCTCAGACCTCGGCGGTGAAAATGGTGTGTGGGTGGACAACGTTAGCTTCACCGACGCGTCCACTCGTGTGACCGATGTCGTTCGGTCGTTGCTGTCTGGTTATCAGACCTCGATCGTCAGCAGCGCGTCCGTTGTGCCTACCGTCATGGAATGGGACATCGGCACGACCAAGCTGAAGATCATCAACGAATTGCTGTCGAGCATCAACTATGACAGTCTCAGCTTTGACGAGAATGGTGTCGCCATCGTTCGCCCATACAAGCTGCCCACTGAGCGNACCAGCGGGTACACGTATGCCACCGATGAGCACAGCGTCANCCTCCCNGAGATATCACAGGAATACGACCTGTTCAAGGTGCCCAACACGTGGGTGATGGTTGTCAGCGAGCCTGACAGGTCCGTACTGAGCAGTACGTACGTCAACAACGATCCGGCTTCACCGACATCGACGGTCAATCGAGGCCGCACCATCACCGATTTCCGGACCGACTCGAACAATGCTGTAGATCAGGCCACACTCGATGCCAAGGTTGCCCGTCTTGCGTTCGAANCCAGCCAAGTGTACGAAAAGCTCTCATTCTCGACTGCCATTATGCCNTTCCATTCTGGCAATGACGTGTANTCCGTCACCATTGATGAACTGGCCGTGAGTAGCAGTTACGTCGAAACGTCATGGTCATTCGAATTGAAGTCTGGCGCTACGATGAAGCACACTGTGCGAAGGGTTGTCCCGGTATGACCGACGCATTGACGTTTCTGCAATCAGTCAGTGGATACGCNTCCGCTCAGCAAAAGAATACCGAGTCAAGACTTGGCACCATCGACCCGGCATATGTCAGCTCCACTTTCCCGGTAACGCTACCAAAGGTAACCTTCGATGGAGANCTGTCACTGACAGGTAAGCGTTACAACGTCATGGGCGACTACGTGCCAGCTCCGAGTGATAGGGTCATTCTGATTCCGTGCGGTAGCACGTATGTCATTGCCGGGTCAATCAACGGTGGATCGGGTCGTAGCTGGGTATCGCATACGCCATCGTGGTACTCGACAGGTGGTGCTCCGTCATTCGGCAACGCCACGATTATCTCGCAGTACCGTAGACTGCCGGGAACAAATATCGTAGCCTACAGATTTAGCTTCTCTTTCGGAAGCTCTACGGTATTTGGGGATGGCTTCTATACGCATAGCCTCCCGCTGACAGCATCCGCTAATTCTGTGTCAGCTAGCATTGGATCGGCTTACCTGCTGCAAAATGGTGTGCAGGATAGACCAGGCACCATACACCTAACCGACACTGGTAAATTCGAAATAATCTCTTCATCCGGTCACGTAGCACATGTTGTACCGTGGACATGGGCTTCGGGTGACAANATGTCCGGACAAGTACTGTACGAAGTGGCATAGGAGGGCAGCATGGCATTGTGGACAGCTGAGTCCGATTGGATAGGTCCGTGCCCAAACCGCACACCGGGCGGCATGGGCACGGTATTCGGCCTGGTGCTGCATATCCAGGACGGCAACCAGCAGGGCTCCATCGCATGGTTCCGCAACCCTGCCGCGAAGGTCAGCAGCCATTGGCTGGCACCCAAGCGCGGTCGGTGCGTGCAGATGGTTGACACCGCGGACAAGGCATGGTGCCAGTCCAACGGCAACCTCCACTGGCTCTCGTTGGAGTTCGAGGGTCACTCTGGTGACAGCCTGACCCCGGACCAGGTCGAGTCTGCTGCTCAGATTTTCGCCCGAGTGCACACCGATCACGGGGTGCCACTGCAAGCGACCAACGACCCCAACGGCCGCGGACTCGGGTTCCACGCGATGGGTGGAGCCGCCTGGGGAGGACATGACCAGTGCCCTGGTGCTCCCATCATCGCGCAGCGTGGTGCGATCATTGACCGCGCACGACAGATCCTCAACCCAACACCGGAGGCACCCAACATGTCCGATTCCTTCTTCTACAGTGTCGGCGGGGAAGAGATCTTCCTCTATGCGGGTGGGCAGCATCGGCACCTGTTGCCGGCCGAGTTCGCCCAGCTTCGCGCCATCGCGGTCCAAGCAGGGCTATGGAACAACGGCGAGGTTCTCTCCCTTTCCTGCCACGTAGGGGCGCCGGTGCGAGGCAGCGTGACGCTGTACAGCCTGCCCGGTGCAGCGACACAGGAAGAGTGCGAGCAGGTGTGGGCCACCAACGGACTGGTGCGCTGGCACGTTTCGAGTGTTGAGGCACTTGAAGTCCTCCGCGGCATGGGTGACCTGATCGGCCTGTCGTCCCCGGTCATCTCCCCNGCTGTTGCGCACGTTGGGTCTCCTGTCGAGTGACCACCATCGAGGCTCCCCGAACTGACGAGATCGCTCGGGCGGTTGAGGCTGTCCGTCGAGTGACCGAGGCCATCCGGCAGTTGGCGGCAGAGCGGACGAGCACCACCCGTGAACCATGACGCAGACATCGCGCGGCTGACCGCCGAGGTGGGCCACCTTCGGGAGGCTGCCTCGGCGCTGGCCAGTACGACGGTTGAGCGCGCCCGGTGCGATGAACGTGACCGGGCGCGCTCGTGCGTGCTGGCTGACATATCCAAGCGTCTCGATGATATCGCGGCGAGGTTCGACGTGGTCGATCGTCGCCTCGACGCGATCGAGTCTGCCCGAGCACGGACGAGCACCCTCGTCGACCGTGTCACCAAGATCGAAAATGATCGCCGTGCGGCCAGTGTCGCGCGTATCGGTGTTGTCGGTACCGTCGTAGCAGCGATGATCGCTGCCGTGACGGCGTGGTTCACGGCGAGGTAGGAGGTTGGGATGTTCAGTCGACGATTCGCGCTCGACATGGCAGAGCGCTGTGTCCGAGCGGCGGTAGTTTCCATGATCGCGGCACTCGGGACAGGTGCGGTTGGCCTGACCAACATGCCATGGCTCGACGCGCTCAACCTCGCCGGTGCCGCTGCTGCCCTGTCCCTGCTGGGCAGCCTGGCCGCGACCGGTGTCGGACCGAGCGACAGCGCCAGCGTGCTGTACGAGGTAGGATCGAAGTAACCACCCGAGCCGCCTGCCTTGTCGAGTCGGGGAGTGCAGCGAAGCCCCCGGACACTGTCCGGGGGCTTCGTCGTTTGAGCTGTCAGGCGTACCAGCGTGTCAGGCCGAGCTCCTTGGTCTTCAGGGCTGCCAGCGCGAGATCCCTCGCAGGTCCGTTGCCGACCATGGCGACCAGCCGAAGGACCGCCTCGTACAGCGTGTCCTCCATCATGTGGCTGACTTCCTCGTCCTTCTCGCTAAGCTCCCTGACGAGATCTTCAACCTTCTTGACCCCGCCGTTTGAGTGGATCTCGGTTGCGACCGTCTCTGCGTCGTCCCACATTTCCATGATGGTCTTCCCCTCCATCGCTTGTGCGTATACGTACATCCTAGGTGCTGTCCGGTCACTGGTCAAGCGGGCATGTCCAAGTTGATGGCCTGCACCAGGTAGTTACGCCCGGTCACCGTGTCCGCTGACCGTGCACTGTCCGCTGTCCGTATCCGTGTCCGCTGACCGTGCACTGTCCGGTGTCCGTGTCCGTGTCCGTGTCCGTGTCCGTGTCCGTGTCCGGTGTCCGGTGTCCGTGTCCACTGTTGATCTCCTTCTGTGGGTTGCCCGGTCACCAGAAGTACCGGGGAAAGTCGATGACGGCTGTCTGCAATGCAGCCGCTGCCAGCAGTGCCGGATCGGCAGCACCCGAGGAGATCGCGGACAGGGTGGCAGAGTGCAGCTTGTCCTCTTCCTCATGGGCAAAGATCGAATGATCGTCGCTGTCCGCCATGGCTCGGATGTCCGCTACGGCTTGGTCAACAGTGTCGATTCCCTTGTACTTGATGTCCACGGCTAGCTGATCAACTTCAATGTCACTGATCATCTCTCTACTCCCTGCTCTCAGGCTGCTACTCGTTCCCGGTACCGACGTGCTGTACGGACACTTATCCCGAACATGTTCGCCAACGTGTCCGCCGACGTGT